GCCCCAATTAACCTTACAAGTTCGATGGGTATTATGATGGCTATTAAGCCTAATGTATTTACAACTGGTAGTACGCAGACTATACTTCATATGTACTCTGGCAGCTTTGCTAGTCAGTCTTTAGCTATTTCATTAGTCAACGGAGCTATACAGACTACCTTCCGGAATAATGGACAAACCGCTACCTTCTCTCGTAATGCTTCTAGTATAGGTACTCTAGGAAATGGATACACCCTAGTAACATTTGAATACTTCGGTAACAGCGAGTATAACTCCTTAACTAACCCTTCTTACGGCTTCCCCAGCATACAGTTTAACAAAGATACAGCAAATACTAATGCAACACAAACTACACAAACTAGTATAGAGAGTTTAAGTGCTTCGTTTGCAAATACGGACCACCTCTACATTGGAGGTACCCAATTTGAACCTAACATGAATTTTCAAGGAGCTATTGGATTTGTTGCCTTTAATTTTGGCTCACCCTACACCTCAGCATACCCTAACGCTATCTTTGATCAGAGACTTCCCGCAAAAGATTTAACTACAGCTGGTTCTTTTAAAACCCGAGTTTATACCTTTGGAGAACCCAACGGAAGCGGTGTTGCAGTAGAGACAACAGGTAGTGGAGCAACTAAAAACGTAACATTAACACTCTCAGGGTCTGTAATTACAAATGCTAATTACTCATACTTCGTTAGGTAATGGTTTGCACTACTAACGCATATTTATACTAAGATCAATTAACCTTTCCTTAAAATGTCAGAAAGAATTTTATCACCAGGCGTTTTTTCAAGAGAAAACGACCTGTCTTTTGTAACCCCAGCAGCCGGCGAAGTCTCTACAGCACTAGTAGGACCTACTACCAAAGGCCCTCAGGACATACCAACTATAGTACGTTCTTACGGGGAGTACTTGAATATGTTCGGAGGTGCTTTTAAGTCAGGAAGTGACTACTACACCCACTATACTGCACTAGCTGCCGAAAAATATTTTGAGCAGGGCGGTTCTTCACTCCTAGTAACCAGGGTATCCAATCAAACCTTCAGTCCAGCATCTGCTACGATCACAAGCGGATCAACCTCATGGGTGACTCTCACCACTGTGACTGAAGGGGCTATAATGAATAACAGCGGTTCTGCAGGAACAAACAACTCTCTTGCGAGCGGCTCAGCTGATAACATCAGATACGAAGTTACTTCAAAGAATACCCAGCAAGGTACTTTCTCACTTATTATTAGAAGAGGGGATGATAACGAAAAGAACAAAATCGTTCTTGAATCTTATCAAAATCTCTCCTTAGACCCTAAGTCAACTAACTACGTTGCAAGAGTAATCGGGGACCAGTATCGGACTAACCAAGGTGATTCAGTATTAGTGGAAGGTGAATATCCTAACGCCTCTAAGTACGTCTACGTATCAAGCGTCAATACTAAAATGCCTGACTATCTGGATAACAACGGTGTAGCTAATACAGCCTACTCAGCTTCGTTTGCAAACTTTGCAATCGGTAGCGGATCTATCAACGGAGCTTTTGCCAGCGGAACCGGTACACTATTTCAAGCCGCCGTTCAAGCACAGTTTGTTAACCTAGCAGCTAACGACAGTCAGGGTATTGCACCTTCCACTGCCTACGATACGGCAATCGCTACTCTTGCTAACAGAGACGAATACAGATTTAACGTCCTACTAACACCAGGTCTAACTAAAGATCTCCACTCCTCACAGGTAACCCAGTTTATCGATCTAGTAGAGACTAGAGGAGACGCAATTTACGTTGTCGACCCGGTAGGGTACGGCAGCTCAACTGCCACTGCAACCACCCAAGCCGGAGGAATGAACAGCTCATTTGCTGCCGCTTACTGGCCTTGGGTTAAGGTAGCAAACAACGAGTTAGGTAAAAACGTTTGGGCACCTGCTTCAACGGTCCTAGGAGGCGTATTCGCCTTCAACGACAGAGTAGGAGCAGAATGGTTCGCACCAGCAGGTCTACTAAGAGGGGGAATTCCTTCAGTAGTTATGGCAGAAAGAAAGCTTTCTCAGTCAGACAGAGATACTCTCTACTTAGGTAAAGTAAACCCAATCGCTACCTTCCCAGGTTCAGGAGTAGTTGCTTACGGTCAGAAGACCTTGCAAACTAAGGCTTCGGCTTTAGACCGGGTCAACGTCCGCAGACTTCTTATCAACCTTAAGAACTTCATCGGTGACCAGGCCAACACTCTAGTATTTGAGCAGAACACAATCGCTACCCGCAACAGATTCCTTGCCGCCGTTACCCCATACCTTGAGACTGTAGTACAGAGACAAGGACTTTACGCTTATAGAGTGTTAATGGACGACACCAACAACACTGCCGATGTTATTGACCGCAACCAGCTTGTAGGTCAGATCTTCATCCAACCTGCCAAGACAGCAGAATTCATCGTACTAGACTTTGTAGTCCAGCCTACGGGAGCAACATTTAACGTATAAGCTATTTATAATTAAATAATCAGACCAGCAAAATGCCAGTACTAGATCCAAACGAAATTATGTTTACAGCCTTCGAGCCGAAGGTAGCTAACAGATTTATTATGTACATCGATGGAATTCCATCTTACTTGGTTAAGAGTGTCTCTTCACCTTCCTTCACAGACGGTGTCATCAAACTTGATCACATCAACACTTACAGAAAGATCAGAGGCAAGAGAGAGTGGCAGAACATGACCCTCAGCCTTTATGACCCCATCACACCTTCAGGTGCACAGGCGGTCATGGAGTGGGCTAGACTTGGATACGAGTCAGTTACTGGCCGGGCCGGGTACTCGGACTTCTATAAGAAGGACGTCACCTTGAATGCTCTCGGACCAGTAGGTGATATAATCGGTGAGTGGATCATCAAAGGTTCATTTGTAGTCTCTTCTAACTTCGGTCAGTACAACTGGTCTACAGAGGATGCCATCAACGTTGAACTGCAGCTTGCAATGGATTATTGCGTACTGAACTTCTAAAGATTTAGTCTTTATAAAAAATACAAGCCCGGTCTAAATGGCCGGGTTTTTTATTTTAATATATTTATATATAAGAAACTAAAGTTATTTAAAATATGGCATTTAATATACCAACCGAAGTCGTTGAACTTCCCTCTAAAGGACTAGTATACCCAGCCGACAGTCCTCTATCAAGCGGTAAAATTGAAATGAAGTATATGACCGCTAAAGAAGAGGACATACTTACCAATCAGAATTACCTTCGTCAAGGTATTGCAATCGACAAGCTTTTGCAATCAATGATCGTTTCTCCTATTAACTACAATGATCTACTGATCGGAGATAGAGATGCTTTAATGCTAGCAGCTAGAATACTTTCCTACGGTAAGGAGTATTCGTTTGCGTATAAGGGTAAAGAACATAAGGTAGACCTTACCTCTTACCAATCTAAGGTAATTAACGAAAAAGAGTATTCCGCCGGAGTTAACGAGTTTACTTTTACACTACCGGATACCGGGAACGTGATTACCTTCAAGCTGCTTAGCCACGGAGATGAAGGTAAGATAGACACAGAGATAAAAGGTCTACAGAAAGTTAACCAAGAGTCTTCTACCCAAGTTACCACACGTCTAAAATACACTATCACATCTATCAACGGATCCAGAGAAGTGAAAGACATCAGAGACTTTATTGATAATGCATTTTTGGCTAAAGAAGCTAGAGCGTTTAGAGAGTATTACAGTTCACTGCTACCTGGAATCGATTATACAACCAGGCTAGTAATCAATGGCGTAGAGGAGGACGTCGATCTTCCGATCGGTCTTAGCTTTTTTTGGCCTGACGCCTGAGTATAGGACTTTCCTATTTACACAACTTCATGAAATAGTATTTCATGGCAAAGGCGGGTACAACTGGGAGACAGTTTACAACATGCCGATATGGCTTAGAAAACTTACTTTTAGAATGATTGAAAAGCACTATCAAGATGAAAACGAGAACATTGAAAAATCTCAAAATATCCAAAAAGCTACAGCTCAAAACACTAAGCCTTTAGGTCCCGCTATTAGTTCCCCTACCTACAGTACTAAAGTTGCTAGAAAGTAGGAGGTTTCTATTTATATGTATATAGACTTGCATGGCTGACGAACAAAATAAACAAGCTCAGGAACTTACTGATATCTTCGGACTTCAAAATAAGAGGTTAGAGGAACAAGCTGAGTTACAAAAGCAGTTAACTGAAAATACAGCTCTTTACAGAAGCTTTGGAAGTAAAATTCTTTCAAATCAAGTTAAAGCACTTGATCTACAAGCACAGGCAGACGTATTTGAAAAAGAAGGCAACAAGAGTCAAGCTAAGAAATTAGCTCTACAGGCAAAAGCGCTTGAAGCGTCAGCTGAATTACTTAGTGAAAAGCAGGCTGAGTTAAAAATCGATAACGAACAACTTGCAGCCCAAGTACAAAAGGAAAAAAATAACAAAAAAGCTCTAACTTCTTTAAAAGAAACCCTTGGATTAACAGGTCTTTTAAGCAAGCTGACTGCCACTCTGTCGGTAGCAGGGCTAGGAAAAAGTCTACTGGGTGTAAATAATGATGTATTTACTCTTTCTAAGACTCTAGGCCAAGGAGTAGCTGCATCCAGAGACTTAAGAGAACAATTTGAAGAATACTCGCTAGGTAATACCAGAATTGACGCAGAGAGATTAACCCAGGCTACTGTTGATCTTGGTCAAGCTCTAGGAACTAACGTCCTGTTTAGCAATGAGTTTGCTGAAGATTTTGTTAAAGCTACCGAGTTTATAGGACTTACCAAAGAAGCAGCAGGGGGTCTAGCTAGGATAGCAGTAGGCTTAGGTCAGTCAGCTGAAGGCTATCGAGAGAGTATAGCTAATGCTTTGATACCAACTCTTAAGGCAAACAGCATAAATCTTAGTCTAAAAGACGTCTACGAAGAGATAGGCAAGCTTTCAGCCAGTACAGTAGTTACTTTAGGCAGATCACCCGAGAAACTAACCCAAGCAGTAGTACAGGCAAAAAGATTTGGTTTAGAGCTCAACAATCTAAACGGAATCGCTAGCAGCCTGCTTGATTTTGAGACCTCAATCGGTGCTGAACTTGAAGCAGAACTACTAACGGGCAAGCAGCTTAACTTAGAAAAAGCTAGAGCAGCAGCCCTTACCGGAGATCAGAATACTTTGATGCGGGAGATTGCAAACGCAGCTGGAAGCTTGAATGAATTTGAGAACATGAACGTTCTTGCTCGTCAATCTCTCGCCCAGTCACTAGGTCTTAACGTCGACCAGATGTCAGAAATGCTTTTAAAGCAGGAGGCAATCAACCAACTTGGCGCTGAAGGAGAAAAAGCTACAAACGCTGAGTTAAAAGCAGCCCAGGCGCTGATGAGTACCGAAGATGGTAGAACGTTATCACTCGGTGAAGCATTAGAAAAGATTCAAGCACAGGAAAACGCTACTAAAAACTTTGAACAAGCTGTTAGAAAGCTACAAACCATCTTTACAGACATCTTTAGTAAGATGGAACCTATTATTGACGGGATAGCAGGAATGGTTAAAGGTTTTGCTGAATCACCTTTCGCTGGAGTGAGTGTTATAGCAATAGCTAGTATAGCAGGTCTTTTAGGAGCTCTAAAAGCCTTCACAGGCTTGAGAGGAGCTGCACCGTTCTTCCCTATGTTTACTAAAGAGGTAGGAATCCCTGACGCTGCAGGCGGTGCTACAACCGTTCCTGGTGTCAAAGGACTTAGCCGCACTGCTAAAATTGGACTAGGAGCAGGGGCAGCGGGTCTAGTAGGTGGTATGGCTCTCAACGCCGCCGCCGATAGCCAGGATCCGGAAAGCGGAGCTGCAATGGGATTAGGAGTAGCAGGTAGCGCACTCCAATACGGAGGTACTGGTGCTATGATCGGCAGCTTTGGCGGCCCAGTTGGGATAGCAGTCGGAGCTGGAGTAGGAGCGGTTATTGGAGGATTCATGGGCTATCTGGATAGGAAAGAAGAAAGAGAAAAAGCAGAGAGCGAAAAGAAGAAAGAAGCTGATAGCCAGCGTGCTGAAAAACAAGAAGGTTTCCTTACAAGGTTAGCCGAGAGGGAGGTAAAACTGATGCTTGATGGCAACAGGTTAGGTCAAGGGTTGGCAGTAACTAACTACAGAGTAAACTAAGATGCCACTACTAGACCTTAAAACTGAATTAAAGTCCCTTACCTACCAGGGCAATGGTCCGGCTGTACAGAAGGATATAAATAATCCTGGTGTTAAGGCTAGTAACCTACTACAAGGTCAGATCGATGACGTTACTAGGGTAACTAGTCTTCTACTGAGCACTAAAGGAGCTATTTTCACTGCCAAACAAGCACTACTACAATCCAGTCAGCCTATCGGAAGCCGGTTACTCAACACAGCAACCGCACTAGGAAATATCATAGGTCAGGTTGCAGTCAACGGCACCGGTACTCACTTCATACCTCCTGCCTCAAGCCGGAAGTACACCAACGTAAATGAAGCAGCTTCACAAGCCAAGTACAGCGGTAAGATCACTATACAGAATGTAAGATCAGCTACCGGCAGAAGAGAAGCTAGTCAGGATCTTATATACAGTACCGGTACCGGTAACGTAGCAGGAACTATTGGAGGCCCACAGATCAAAACTGAAGCTATTGAAGGAGTACCTAATCAAGCTTCCCTTAAAACTGATCCTGCAGTTTACGACACCATGCCGGTGGTGTTTCAGATATATAATGACCCTGCATCTTTGATTATATTTAGAGGTTTTATTGCAGGGTTATCCGATAGCTTTGCAGGAGCCTGGTCTCCGGTCGATTACGTAGGCAGGGGTGAAAGTCTGTACACATACTCAAAATTTAGTAGGACTTTATCCTTTACATTAACTGTTCCTATGTTGCAGTTATCGGATCAGTATCCCGTATATGAAAAAGTAAATTCACTAGTCTCCTACACTGCCCCGAGATACAATGACTTCTCAGGATTAGCGGAAGGAACGTTCTTAAAAATTAGAGTAGGTGATTATATCCAGGCATGCGGGTTTTTGAACTCCGCTAACGTATCCCTTAGTGATGAAGTTCCATGGTCGGACGGGGTGCACAAAAATACTTTCCTACCGCAAGTTTTAAATATTCAGTTAAACTTTACAGTTATTCAAAACCTGCTACCGCAAAGATTCACAACCCCGGGAGGCTACCTTCCTTATATTAATTCCAATAGAGATCGAGAGTTACAAGGTGTTGCAATCTCTGAAGATCTACAACCAGAAACTCTAGCGTAATAGTATGGAAAGATATCGAGAAATAGAAGTTATAGGAACTGATACGCCCTACAAAGCTACAGTCATATACCCTTACATAGCTGAAGCTGAAACCGACTACTACGTTATTTCAACAACCGGAGATCGGTTTGATCTCTTATCACAGCAATTCTACAAAAGCACCGACTACTGGTGGGCGATAGCTAGCGCTAATCCGAACGTAAGAAAAGATACTCTTAACATTGAACCTGGACTACAGATAAGGATACCTTACCCTCTGGTAAGAGTATTGCAGACATACGAAAATGTAAACGTTACAAGATGAGCTTTGAAGTAGGAAAACCTATTGATTCATTAGCTGCAGATCAAATACTGCTCCGGCAAGATGTAATCGGGGATCAATACAGGCTAGCTAGGCCCGACCTTGCTTACGGATACTACTTTGAAAAAACTCCTTGGATTAAACTATCATCGGGTGTAAATATAGACAATAGTAAGGCCGGAAAAAGAATAGCAAGAACATTGCTAGGAGATGAAAACCTCACCGGGGATGTCTTAGCCAGGGAAAACGTACTCTTTAACTTGACTGAAATTCAATCGCCCGATCAACTGAGTCAAATTATACAATCAAAAGGATTACCCGACCTCCCGGGGTATGAAGATTCTACAACTCAAGGAATCAGGCCCTTACCGGGCATTCTTTCTATGAATCTAAGGACTCATAATACGTTCGGTTCGGTAAGGACGGCGACAGTAAACTTTGTTTGCTGGACAGTTCAACAACTTGAAGTACTTGAAGTACTTTATATGAGACCGGGGTATACCGCGTTACTAGAATGGGGCCACTCACGGTACCTATACGAAGAAGATGGGTCAGCAAAAACCGATTCAGTAGGCGCTTATGGGATTGATTTTTTTGGCACTAAGAAAAAAAGGAGTGATATAACCAAACAGTTACTAGACCAGAGACTAAAGTACCGTTACAACTACGATGGTATGTACGGACTTATAAAAAACTTCTCATGGTCTTTAAGACCTGACGGAGGTTATGACTGCAGGATGGATGTTGTTTCGACCGGAGAGCTTATTGAATCACTAAAGATTAATATAGGTATAACCGATGGAGTAAAGGGAATAAAAGCTAAGCAAAACCAGCCCCCAGTTGTTGCAGGACCTAGTAAGACTGTTACTTTAGAGCAAGCCGCAGCAAACGGAGAAAGCTTTGATAAGTTCGCCAATGCTGATAAAGACGCTAGAGCAGCTTCAGCAGCTAAGGCCTACGGACAAACAACAGCAGTTCAGGACAACACTAACCCAGCATTAATTGCCCCAAGTGTAACACCGGACGAACCTTTAGTCGATGTAGCCACTCCGGATTCAACCGACTCAAATAGAAGCCTTCTGCACTATATTCTTTTATCTAAAATAGAACAGTATATCTACAATACTTTAAGTTACTTTAAAACAACAGGGTATAGAGAAGGTCAATTTCAAGATGAACTACTAAAGGCAATATTCACCGATAACCTAACAAACGTTGACGATCTCGACAATAACTACAGAGGTTACATCTACGCTATTTTCGACGGAGCCGCGGAACCTGAAGAAGGTAGCTCTGAACCCGAACTTACTGCATTTTACTATTTAAAATTAGGACTTCTTGTTGAAATTATAAACAGGACTATTCTCACTTCTACAACCTTAGAGGAACCTTTTTTTGTTTTAGAAACTGAAAGAACCAGGTTTAAGTATAAAACTTTTGATAATCACGTCTCTATCGACCCTCAAATTTGCTTACTCCCTGATACACTTGACACTTATGTAGATACGGTAGGTACCAAGAAAACTCTCCGGGAAATTGACCCACTCCTACCGACCGCAGTTACAGGTACTGATACTATCCCCCCTACTGTCGATGATGTAAATATTCTAGATATATACGTAAATATTAGAAATATTACATCAACTTTAAATTCCTTTATAGATAGTGAAGGAGAGGTAACTCTTTACAGCTTTTTAGAAAGTCTTCTCAAAAGTATTAATGTTGCTACCGGTGGAGTGAGTAATCTGCAGCTGCAGTATTTTGAAGATACAGCAAAATATGCAATAGTAGACCGAAACTTTATAACTAAATTTTCTGCTGATATCTCTCAAATTAATATTTCAGGCAGAGACAGTATCGTTCGCAACTTCAACTTAACAAGCAAGCTAAGTCCGCGGATCGGGACTATGGTTGCTATTTCAGCTCAAGCATCACCCTACTCAACCGGAATTGAAGCTACAGGATTAGCATTCCTTAATAGAGGCCTCCAGGACAGGATTATTGTTGAACGAACTGATCCCCAGGCCAGTAAAGTAAAAAAACAAAAAGAGGAAGATCTAACTAAAGAAATAACTTTAGAGCTCGAAAAATTAGTCGAAGTACAAAAAGCTATTATAGAACTTTACGGAAAGTTAACTAACCCTGATGGTACTAGAAAATACACATACTCAGATGGACAAATTAGGTCGGCAGTAAGTCAATACTCTACGTATGTAGCTTACGCTACCGGTCAGGTAAACAATCCAGCCTACAGTTTTATTATACCTTTTGAGTTAGAACTTACCCTGGAAGGAATCTCCGGCTTTAAAATTATGGAAAGTTTTAGAGTCAATAAAATAGTTCTCCCGTACACTTACAGAGGCACCGATGCAAATGATATTGCTTTTCTCATTACAGGATTAGAACACCAAGTCACTAGTCAGAGCTGGAATACAGTTGTAAGATCACAGCTTTACATCACCGGTCCAACTCATAAAACAAAAGTCCATGTACTTAGGGATCTTAAGCAAGCACCTACCGAACAATCTACAAGCTCTTTAGGAGATCGTTCCAGAGGCACTACGCAGCTATCTGCACAGGAAACTGCCGACTTCTTTAAGGATGTTTACACAGGACTAGGTGTAACAGCTCCTAACAGTTTTCAATTAAGATTTTTTGAAATTTGGAGACAGAAAGAGGGAGCTCAAGCGGCTTGGAATCCTTTTAACACTACTCAAAAAACTACCGATTCTAGTTTCTTTAATAGAATTACAGATACTACTGGCGTTCAGAACTACACCAACAGAAAGATCGGAATCGACGCTACTGTTAAAACTTTAAAGAACGGGTACTACACAGACCTTATTGAAAAAATTAAAGCAATTAAAAGTACAGTAGATATAAAAAACGCTATGAGAGCTCTAGACAAATCACCATGGGGAACTAGGTTTAAAGACGAGAAAAATATAGAAGCTTTTTATGTACAAAAATTTTCAGACTTCATGTGGAGTGGACCTATTGTTAAGAGATAAACAAGATGTACTTACCTAAAACTAAATATATTGGCGGAAAGTTTACTAACGGAGAAGAGTGGTCACTAGAAGGAGAAACTACTTCTTACGTAGGTTACTACTTTGAAGTTTCTAACAACCGCTCATACACCGGCCGCCGGCCTGGAGACGGAGCAAACAACCTCCTTGTTCCTTTTATAGACGAATCGCAAACCCCTAACCTCCCAGTAAACAAGACCACCTACGATAGGATTAGGAATAATGCTGAAGCATTTGCTCTTAAGAGAACCCTACCTATTCCCATCTACTACCCGGTCCCTACCCGGCTAGACTATCAGAACTCTAAATTTATAAGGTATTTAGCCAAAGAAAAACTTACAGGAAAAGTTTGTGAGATTACTTTAGATACTTATATTGCATTAAATAATAATGACACCCGGTACTACTACCCAGGGTACATCACCACCAAGCTCTTCTGGACTATAATTGGACCTCTAGAAGATACTTTAGTTGATGGGGTTGTTTTATTCGGTGCTGCCTCTATAAACAATAAATCTAGAGAGTTAGCTGATAAGGAAGTCCCCGGTGCTAGAAAATTTTTAAACAACCTAGCGCAGTTTGTAATATGAAAGTTCTTTCGTATATTAGAAAAGGTTATGCAAACGGGTTATGTTTTATATCGTCGAGAGTCAAGAACAGCTTAGTCACCTTTCGGCCCTGGGCCGGTCCGGGGGCTATGTCGAGGTTATTGCAGGGAATGACTATTACCATAATATACTTGGTAGCAGCGTGGCTGTGTATGTACGGCCTTTGGGTGACCACCCAGGCTACATTATTCCAATAAACCACTCCGAAGGACTCAACGTCTCAAAGACCGACGTACAGAAGGTCTTAGACCAGTACACTACCCTTTTTACTTACAGCAAAAAAAGCTTCTTATATCATTTCTCTCACGGTAACTGCAATGATATAAACCTGATGTACTCTATGGCAGAGTACGAGAGTTTGGAGCTTCCGAACCCTCCTCAGGTCATAAGCTGGTACTACAATCATCACAGGGATAAACCCGACCTAAACTCTATCATTCCTATCTCAAAACTCTTTGAGAGATGTGAGAGGAACTATAGGTCTCTAGAGGAAGTCATTTCAGAGTATAGTTATATACTGGAGCTACCGGCCTGGGATTTCTATAACCGGTTAACTACCGGAGTTTTTTATTTAGCTGAACAATCTGGAATTAGAATTATATATGACAAATTTATTGAAAAGTTTACTCCTGCTAATCCAAAATTTAGCATTGCAGATAACATTTGCTTTACTAGTTATAATCTTTATAATCCCACTAGCCGCCCTACTTCTGCCTTTAATAGTGTTAACTTCGCCGCGATCCCTAAAAAAGACGAATACCGAAAGTGCTTTATCCCGCGTAGTGGACGATTTGTAGAGTTTGATTTCGACGGATACCACATCCGGCTTATCGCCGAACAGCTAGGGTACGAGTTTACTTCCGAGAGTGTGCACCTGCAGCTAGGCAGGTTATACTTCAATAAACAGGAACTTACCCCGGAAGAATACCAGCAATCCAAGACCAATACCTTCCAGATCATGTACGGAGGGGTACCGGACAAATGGCGACATATCGAATTCTTTGATAGGGTATCCATCTACACTACC